ATGGCAACCATTATCCAACGCGGCGACAAATGGCGCGTCCAAATCAGGATGCGGGGCGTTTCGCGTTCAGCCACCTTTGAGCGGCATTCCGATGCCAAAGCATGGGCGGCGCGTGTAGAGACCGAAATCCGAGACGGGCTGCAAGGCAACCAAAGCCGCAACGTTTTCTTTGGCGACATTTTAGAGCGGTATCTGGCAACCGAAACCGTCAAAAAACGCGGCAAACGCTCCGAAACCTACCGCATCAACGGCATTTTAAAATCATCGCTGGCGCACATCCGCTTGGAAAATCTGCGTCCGCAAGATTTCGCCGACTGGCGCGATGCCCGCTTGGAGCAAGTATCAGGAGACAGCGTCAACCGCGAATTATCCACCCTTTCCGCCGTTTGCGAACACGCCATGAAAGAATGGGGGCTGTTGCGCGAAAACCCCGTGCGCAAAATCAGCAAACCCCAAGCATCCAAAGAACGCACCCGCCGCCCCAGTGCACAAGAAATCCAGCAAATCTGCGAAGCCCTGCATTACAGCGAAAGCGAGCCACCCCGCCTGATTACCCAACGTTGCGCCATCGCCCTACTCTTCGCCGTAGAAACCGCCATGCGGGCAGGCGAAATTTGCGCGCTCAAATGGGAAAACATCCACTTTGACCGCCGCATTGCCCACGTTGCCCAAAGCAAAAACGGGCATCCGCGCGATGTCCCCCTAACCAAACGCGCCATCGCCCTCTTGGAAAAACTGCGCACCATTGACCCGATTAGCGTGTTCAAAATCCAAGCGCACAGCCTAGACGTGCTGTTTCGCCGCGCCCGCGACAACTGCGGAATCACAGACCTGCATTTCCACGACAGCCGCCGTGAAGCCTTAACGCGCCTATCCAAAAAAGTACCCGTGGAAACGCTGGCAAAAATATCAGGGCACCGCAGCCTGAATATTTTGCTCAACGTGTACTACCGCCCCGATATGGCGGAGATTGCCGATATGCTGGATTAAGGCAGCCTGCAAACACAATAGCTTATACAGTTTAATAAATAAATCTAGAAAAAGATTTAAAAAAGATTTACAACAATCTTTTTTCAGGTATAATGCACTCATGGTTAGCGATGACCATATTTGATTAACCCTAAACAGCTACCGCAGAGCGGAAAGCTAAGGAGATTTAAAATGTTAGTAAAAATTCTTGGTTCAAATCGCATTGAAGAACTTGAACTCACTGATAGCAAAACTGGATGCGATTGGATAAACGATTTGATTGGCAATCATGACGGTTTTGGCGATGATGTATCCTGCCAATTTCGCAGAACAGAAGATGAAACCTATGGCGTAGTCTTTGAAACGGATGAAGCCAACTATGATTGGTGGGAAACCTGTATCGCAAATTTCCAAAAGAAAGATTACTTGGCAAGCCTGTATGCAAAAGAACATGGCTGGGATGCGGTAAATGAAGTCCTATACCAAGTAGGCAGCTATGATTTGGAAGACCAAGCGAACGCGGAAATTGCTGCCCTTGAAGAGGAATTTGGCGAAGTAGAGATTTAACCACGCGGCGGGGGTTGGCCGCCCCCCCCTACAAAGGAAAAAACAAGCGGCACGCTCAATCCACCTATCCGCAGAAGCGGAAACCTACATAAAATTGAATTACAGCCACTACACCGATGATAAGCCATCTTACTCGGTGGCGGTAAACGACAGCATCGCTATGTTACGCTGGCTCAAAAAGAGTAGCGTGCCTGATGACTTGTTTGACGACGAGTGGACAGAGCTATACAACATCTACGCGGGCAGCGATATGACCCGTATGGCAATACCATTTGATATAGCACGCGACTTGCTGGATTATTACGGGTCAAACATAGTTTCTCGCCTACCAAGCAATGCCCAAGGGTTATACAACAAGCTGCTTGGCTATTCGCAAGCCGAGCAATTTGCCATCAAATGCTATGTCCGCGAATTTTGGAATTGCGCGGATTTAGAAGCATTTAGTGAAGATGACAACCTTGCCGATGCGGCAAAAAAACATGCAGCTTTTGTTGGGCAAAATGAGCAGAGCGAGTAAAAAAGGGAAACCTTTACACCAAAACACAATTGCAGCATTGCGCGAATATCGCGCTGCCCATTGTGTAGATTGGAGCAAGGTGGATTGGACAAAGGACAACCGCACCCTTGCCACCGAGCTTAACCGCGCTTACGACACAGTTGCCAAAAAGCGCGTGGAGTTGGGTAAATCAGGTATGGCGCAAAACAGAGCGTCTAAACGGCGGCTTAAAGCCTATTACCCCAAAATGGCACGACCGCAGAACCAGCCGATTGCCACCGCATCCGCCAAAACCAGCCCTAAATCGGGAAAAGCGGCAACCAATGTCCATGCCAAACAATGGCGGATAACATCGCCCACTGGCAGGGTGTATGAGTTTACCAACCTACACCATTTTATCCGCCAAAATCCCCACCTATTCGCCCCCGATGATGTTGTTTGGCGGCGGCAAGGCGGAAAGCGTGGCACGGGTGGCGAGTATTGCCGCGCATCGGCGGGGTTGCAAAATGTTGTTCGCGGGCGGCAGAAAAAATGGAAAGGATGGGATGCTGAAATTATCAGCGCCCCATCCACACAAATCGATTAAACCAGCTAGATGCTGGTTTTTTTGATGCCATTAACGCACAGTTGCCGCATCTACAACCGCCCGATGCCGCGCTTGGCAATCGCGGTAAAGATACACCGCTCCCACCGCCCAGCGCAGCACCGTTTTGCCGTCCTTGCCTGTTAATTCAGGCAAATCAGGGCAAGGCTGCGCCAAATCGGGCGGCAGTTCAGTTGCCGTGGGCAATGGCTTCGTTGATGATGCGCACGCCGTCATCGTCAAGGCAATCCCCGCGATACACAGGTTTTTCAACAATCTTTTCCACTTCCACATAATGCACTCGCTCCTCCCGCTCATCGCGGGCTTTGTTGTGTTGATAGGTTTGACTGGCAGCGTGTTTGTTCGCTTGCTCACGCGCTGCCGATTTTGCCAGTTCCCTGCTAATTCTCGCCGTGGCAGCGATTTCGCCGCGCCGATATTCCTGCCGCCCATACATCAGGCAGCCTGAAACCAGCGCAGCAAATGCCGCAAACGCCAGCCCGAATTTCCAATACAAAGACATAATTTTTCCCTTTCAGGCAGCCTGAAACTCACACCTGCAAGCCCTGCAAATACACCGTTTTGCCGCCGCGTTTGGTTGCCGTCAAAATCTGATTGCGCTGCGGGCCGGCGCGCCGAAAACCAATATGCACCCAAGCGCCATCGCCGCGTTCGGGGAACTCCAAAATCAACTGGTCAAAGGCGATTTTTCCTTCATCGCGCATCTTGATAATCAGCTTGGCAAAGTCCAAAGACTTCATGCCCAGCGCATCACAATCCGCCGCCAATCCGTGCCTGTGTGCGCTGGTGGGGCTACCACCAACCAATTTATTCACACGCTCGCTGCGGAAGCACGACGTGATAATCAACGGCTTGCCCACATAAGCACGGATGCTTTCCAGCTTCTCGGCGGTGTAGTGGATGTTATCCATCTCCGCATCGCTGGGATTATTCGGCACACCGTGGCGGGCAGCCGTTGCGCTGCGTGTCAATTCGCGCAGGCTAAAATGTTCAGTAATCTGCATAATTCACTCCATAAAAAAACGCGCCACATGGGCGCAAAAAAGGCTGCCCAAAGGCAGCTACTTCAACAAAGCAATGATTTCAGGCAGCCGCCATAAAACCAATGCCATGCCGATTAAAAAACTGATAACGATAAACCGCCAAGCCGACAGTTTTTCCATTTTCTCTACCCCTTTCAAGAAAAGTTCTATATAATCTTTCACGTAAATCCTTTCTATTTAATTCCGCAAGAGTTGAATGAAAAACCCCCGCAAGGTTGCCGCCTTGCAGGGGTTGTTTTTTTGGGTTTTCAGGCAGCCTGAAAAAGGTAAGTTGTTGATTTTTGCCATAAGCGCAATTTTGCGCACATGGGAAAAAGAAAAAACGCTTGACAGATAAAGTCTGCCTTGATGATAATGCGCCCACTACTTCACTCATAGCGGAAGCCCGCACCCGACAGCAACGCGGTTTTTTTGCGCCTTTTATTCAGGCTGCCAAGTTTTACTGGCGGGTCTATACGTGGAAATAAAACACCTTCGGGAAATACCACGAGCCGTCTATGAGCGGTAGTTGAAGCCCGCCACCCTTTTTGGGTTGCATTCTTAACTAAATACTCATAGGAAACCATCATGAACGCAATCATCAATGTTCAAGACTTTGTTCAAATCAAAAATTCTCAAACCGTAACCACCAGCGAATTCATCGCACAAGCATTCAAAAAACGTCATAACGATGTCCTGCGAAATATTGACAACCTACTCGCCGACATCGACCCCGCCTTTGCCGCGCAAAACTTCCGCGAAACCGAAGCCCTGCGCGACAATCCCTTAACAGGCGGTAAAACCAAATCCCGCGCCTACGAACTCACCAAAGACGGCTTTATGCTGCTGGTGATGGGCTTCACCGGCAAAGCCGCGCTGGCAATCAAAATCGCCTACATCCAAGCCTTTAACCAAATGGCGCAGATGCTGTCAGGCAGCCTGAAACCCGATTTCCACCTAACCGCGCAAACCACGCCCGATGAACGCAAACCTTTACGCGATGCCGTTTTCGCTTTGGCAACTCAATACGGGCTGGCTTATTCCACCGCTTATAAAATGGTGCATCAACGCTTCAATGTAGAAAGCATTGATATGCTGCCCGCCGAGCAAATCCCCGCCGCCGTGGCGTATGTGCATCATCTCACGCTGCACGGCGAAGTATTGGACAAGCAGCCTGAAACCGCCGCAATCACATTCAGCCAAAGCGAACTGCGCGAACTGGCAACGGTTACTTACTACTGCGCATGGTCAAACAATATACTGCGCGAACTTGCCGAGCCTTTAACCGCGCTGGGCTATGAACGCGCTTCTACCGTGCGCACGCTGCCGATGGAAAGCCGTGGCTTTATCCGCCGCATCCATAAAGCCTTAACGCGCGAGATGCCTAAAATGGCGAGTGCGTTTGAGCGCGACGATATGCAAAACAGCTTGGCACGCTGCGAATTTTTGATATAAGGCAAAGGCTTTTCAGGCTATTTATCTCCTTTTCGCGCTTTCAAATCCGCCAGCGCGGAAATAATAGCGGGCAAACGAATAGCCAAAATCAGCAACAAACTGCATAATGTTAGCGTAATGGCAACCGTAAAAAATCCATATTGCATCATTAGCTCCTTGATTGTTTTAAAGTCTATGTTAAAATTCACATCGCTACTCCAAGCATTGTTGAATACGAAACGCCGCGAAGCTCCTTACACTTCGCGGCGTTTTTTCAGGCTGCCTTTCTCATCTTTCGCTGCATCTGCCAAATCTTCCACGTCTGCGCCATAAAATAGCCCGCCACGCCCAGCCGAAACAGCACCGCTTCCATCGGCACATCTTCGCGTTGCGCCACAATCGCCACCGCGCTGCCAATCAGCACCAAATGCGCCCAAAACTCCAAATCGTGCCACTTCCACGTTCGCCCGCCCAAACGACACGCGCAATAAACAAAAATAATCATGCCGCAAAGCATGTCCAGATATTCATTCATTGCCCGTCTCCTTTTTTAAAGATTTTCTGCAACCACGCTTCTGCGATCACCGTCAATTTCGGCAAAAACCATTGCCACGTCGCGCCAATCACAAACGGCACAAACGCCTTTAACAGCGCGGTATCGGATAGATGCAGGTAGTTCGTGCCCAGTTCCACCAGCAAGGGCGATAGCGTCCCCGCCAGCATCATGCTGGCAATCAAGCCCGATACTGCCTGCCGCCGTCCGCTCGGTTCGCTGCGCCCCAAAGCCACCGCACCTCCCACCGCGCCCAGCACCAACGCCTCAATCGGCATGCCCAAAAACGTCCCCGCGATGCCAATTGCGCTAATGTTGACCGCTGCGGCGGTGTTGATTGTGTTTACTGGCATTGCCGCTCCTTTCTGCCATTTAAATCCATGTTTTTCTCCAAAGAAAAAGGCAGCCTGAAAATGGCTGCCTTGATGATTAAGATTTCTGCCCTGATGCTCTTAGCAACATATCCCGCATATCTTGTTTGCTTTGCTGGGTGATACTCTTTTTAAAATCGTCCCAAGTTGGCACCTCTATTTCGGGATACTTTTCTTTCATTTTCTCCGCAAACTCCTTGCAGACATCATTAAATCCATCGGGCGTTACCTTCACATAGCCCAATTTTTCAAGCCCTGCTGCTTTCTTTTCATTACTGACAACGCCTTGCTCAATCAAAAGTTGAAATTCATCAAGTTGATTGTTTTCCATGCTTATTCTCCAGTTGAAAAATAAGATTTTAACCTACTATTTGAATTTCTTGGCTTTTATTTAGGCTGCCTAAACCAATCCGCCAACGCCTGCGGGCTATACTTTTCAGGCTGCCCCAGCCCCAACGCCGTGGCGCACCACTCCGAGCAAAACCACCTTTGCCGTGCTTGCCGAATCGGCAACACCAACCCCAACGCACCACCGTAGTCATACTTCGCCCCGCGCGTTTTTTGGTATAGCGCCCAAACCCTGTCATAGGCATCCGCATCACGGATGGGGATTAAATCCCATTTGTCGGCGGGCAGCAGCATGGTTTTGCTGCGCACACCGCCGTCGCGCGCACTGGCAGAATAGCAGTGGTAGTCGTCGGCAAAGCTGTGTTTAACGGCAATCTCGCAATGGCTGTATTGCCCGCGCGTTGCCGCCCGCACCGCCCAATCCATCAAGCGTTGCCACAGCTCGCGTGGGGTTTTGCCGCGTTTGCGCCCTTTATACAAAGCTAAATAAACCTGTGTCATGGTTTAGCCTCCCATTTCAGGCAGCCTGAAAGTGATTTCAACCGCTGCCAAATCATCCAAGGTTTTTGCTCGCTCAATCTGCACTTGCAACGCTTGCCGCTGCCCTGCCACGCCTGCTGCCAACGCTTCATACTGTTGCGTTTTGCGCAGCGCGGCGCGAATCAGCATGATGCGGTCAATATTGCGATGGTGGGCGATGCTGTCCAAGATGGGGGTGGGCGCGTTGTCGTCGTCTGCCCATGCGCGTGCTTCTGCGCCCTGCATCGCCCATGTTTCCTGCTCGAAGGCAGGCACAATATCCGTTTTTGCGTGCTCATCCACAAAGGCTTGCGCGGCGTTCGCCAGCTCGGTCAGCTTCGCGCTTTGGGCAGCCTGAAACGCTGTTTTTTCTGCCGCGGCTTGTTTGGCTTTATCCACTACCCATGCCTTGCCGTTCCATTGGTGCAACTCGCTGGGCGGCACGGCAATGGTCAGATGTGCGGGCAGTTCGCCGATTGTGTCCACTGTTTCAGGCTGCCGCGTTTGCGTGTGATACGCCGTTTGCCCACGATAATCGGGCAGATATTGCCACGCCTGCTTTTCAGGCTGCCATTTTGCTGCCTGCCCTTGTTTACTTTCGGGCGGCTCGGCTTCAATGCAGCCCGCGGGGATTAGCCAGTTTTCAGACTGCATCGGGTCGGCATCAGCAACGGTTTGGCAAACGTAAAAGCCCGCCGCATCCAATTGGCATACAGGTTTGGTTTTGGGTAATTCGCTCATCGTTTTGTCCTTTGAAATTGAATGATTAAATTTTGATGCACGCCAGCAGCGCAATATTGCGCGGGCGGTTTTCCTGGGCGGTGGGGACGACTTTGGACGCGTCCAGCCAAAAATCCATCACCACGCCCGCATTGTTGTCGTTGCGCGACCATACCAGCCCGCGCTCGCCCTGCTTGCGGAAGCCGAACGCGCCTTGGCTGCTTGAGCCATCTTGGCCGTACAGGTACATCTGCGCGGTGATGTTGCGGATGGCGTCGCTCTGCCAACTGCCCAGCACGCGCCCTGCATCCACCCCGCGCAAATCGTCCCAAAAGCGCGGAAATTCCCCGCGCAAATCGGGCAGGTTAAACGTGCTGTGCCCGTCGCCTGCGCCAAAGCGCGTGCCAATCGCGGCAAACAGATTGGTATACACCGTGCGCGACAACACCGCGCCGTTGGCTTTGAGCCAGCCTGTGGGGGCGTAATCCATCGCAAACAGCCCGATTTGTCCGCTGGGGCAGAAATCACTGCGGTTGTTTAATGCCCAAATCGCATCGTTTAACGTATTGCCCTGCGCCGCCGATAATGCAGACAATGTATCCGTGCTATCCAACACATTCAGCACTTTCATCACGCCAGCCTGTTTATCGCTTGCCGCGCTGTCGCGGATAATCTTTTGAATACTGTCTAGCAACAACGAAGCCGCTGCTGTTTCCGTGTATTGTTTGCCCGCAGCTGCCACCACATCCGCCAGTTGGCGATACAAAAAATTTGCCTTTTCGTCTTGCAAATAATGCAGCGCGTTAAACTGCTCCACACTTGGCGGCACATCGCCAATCGTTGCCCAGCCCTGCCGATATTGCGCCGGCTGCCAATCAAACCGCCCGCCGTTCTCGCCCCAAGCCATGTTAAAGCTATTTAAGGTACTTATTGCCATATACATCTCCATAAAAAAAGACGGCTTTCGCCGTCATCACACAATCCGCCGCACCAGTTTTCCGATGCCAAAGCCATACAATTTTTGCGACACAAAGCCAAACGCCTTATCCGCCTTGGGCGCAACCACCACCTCAATCCCCACCCCGCCCGCGCGCGGAATCCAACGCGCCGCATCGGTCAAAATCGCCGCAGGCGTTGCCGCCGATTTTTGAAACCACACGCGGATTTTCGCGTTGCCCCTATCCTGCACCCGCACTTCTTCCGCCAAAAACACCGCCTTAACCGCCGCCGCAATTTCCAGCGCCGAGCCGCAACCATTGTTTGCCGCAATTTTCCAATGCAATAAGCGGCGATACTGCCCATCGTCCAGCACAATCCCGCCCTGCACATTTTTTTCGTGCTCCCGCCGAATCCGCGCCTTATTAAAGCTCAAAATCCCGCTTTGCCCATCAAAACCAAAAAACTGGGCAAACAACACCGCATCCACCTCGCGCGGCAAGCCCACAATCTGCCCAATGCCATCAAGCTGCACGCCCTCGGCTTTATCTAAATGGCGCACCGTCAGCAAATCATCATAAGCCGTTTGCAGCGCATTGAGCGGCGCATACAAACTGCGCACCAACGCTTCCAATTTCAGGCTGCCTGAAAACTGCGCCAAACAATGCCCCCAAGCAATCTCATCATGTTTCATTTAGGACACCTCTATGCGCGATGCGCTGAAATACGCCTTGGCAAATGGGTCAATGGTCAGATTGGCAGCCTGAAAAGCCGAATCAGCAGGTTTTTCAGTCGGCTTCGCGCTGCGGGCGATTTTCAAATCCACCGTTGCCACCCCCGCCGTGCGGAACACCGCGTAATACAGCTTTTGATACAACACATCATCGCCCAGCCCAAACACATCCGCCGCTTGCAACAAACTTTCCCGAATTTGCGCAAAGCCCGCCGCAGGGAATGCCTGCTCCGTTTCAGGCAGCAGCGTAATCTGCGCCTTAATCCACACATAAACAGGCGCAATGCGGTCAAAGCGCACCGTTTGCCGCCCAAATTCCGTCTGCACTTCCTGCACAATCTGCCCATGCGTATCAATACCCGCCGCCTTATATGTCCAAATCGCCCGCGCAATCGCCTCCACATCGCCGCCGTCTGCCACCACATGCACCGAATGCGGCAATCGCCCATAAGCGTCCACCGCATCGCCGCTGTTGGCAAACACCCCAATCTCCCTAATCTGCGGCACATCCGCGCGAATATTCGCCGCCAGCGCAGGCAGCGTCGCCCGCCCCAGCCGATAAACCGCCATGCCATGCCGATAAGCCAATTCCGCATCCGTTTCCGCCGCCCGCCCAGTTGTCGCCGCCATAGGATTACCCACACGGCTTAATCCCGCCACAGGCTCAACCAAACGGTTAATCTCGCCCGCTGCCGCCGTAGCTTCATTGTCGCTTGCCGTCGCCGCCACCGCTGCGCCTATTTCCAGCACCCGCACGCCCAGCAAATCGCTAAAACGGCGGTTCACACCATCCCCTGCCGTCAAAGTCAAATTCACACCATCATAATTTGCCAACAAGCCCGAGCCTTCAAACTTCGCCGCCAAGCCTGCCAACGGCTGCCTGCCCGTAAAGCGATACACCACGCCATTACACGTTAAGCCCACTTCATCGCCTGTTGCTTGCAACACCAAGCCAGCCGCCGCCGTTAGCGTGATGCTTACCGCTTCATCCGTTGTCCACAGCGAGCTATTTTCTGCCGAAGCCTGCGCTCCTTTAGGAACAACCGTCCCTTTTGCGCCCCAAAAAATCAACCGAGTATAAGCCTTTTGCGCCGCCAAGCGCGACACGCCAGCTAATGACACCGCACGGTCAAGCGACACCCCCGCCGCCGTTTGCGGATACATCGCGTTGTAAACCGCTTCCGCGTTCTCCCACAATGCCGCTTCCCGCTCCGCAAACGTATCAATCAACATCCCCAGCACACTATCAGGGCGCGTCTCAATATTGCCGTCCAAGCCCGCCGCCATTAAGCGGTTTTTCAAATCCGCCGCAATCGCCTGCCGAATTTCAGGCAGCCGCATTTTCACAAACCCATAAGGTGTAACCCCATTCATATTCTTACCTCCGCAATCACACGCCCATCATCCGTTTCAATTTCAAACACCGTAACCAGCGAGCGCGTAGGATGGTTCAGCAACAACTGCATTTTCGGCACGCCCGCCACATTCGGCACAGCCTTAATTTTCGCCCGCAAAATCGCTTCCACTTCCGCACGATTGGGATTTTTCACAAGAATATTCTCCAAATACGGCACACCATGCGTGTTATCCAAAAACCATTCGCCCAAAAACGTTTTCAGCGTAATCACCACCTGCTGCCTAATTCGCTGCTCGCCCGCCACAAAATGCAACCGCCCATCCGCAAAATCCAAATCATGCGAAGCATCTAATTTCAAATCCACACTCATTGCGGCACTCCTGTTGTTCCGCCACTATCGCCCCGATGCGTATGTTGTTGCAGCGAAATTCCGTCTGTCACCACATCGCCGCCCACAATCTCAAACCCGCCGCTGCACGCCACCGCCCCGCCCGCGCCGTTATTCATGCCCTGATTGATGCTTACCAGCCCATTGTTAATCACAGGCGCGTTAATCGTAACCTTTGGCGCAGCAATCGTGATTTCCCCCGATGGCGCGATTTTCAGGCTGCCCGCCCCAAACGATAGCGACACATTCTCCGTATCCGCCGCACCCACCGTAGGGCGCAACACAGGCGAAGCAAAGCAATCGCTCAAATCAAAGCGGCGCGGGTCGTCAGGCGCAGCATCCGACCCTGAAAGCCAACCATCAATCGCCGTTTCTGAAAAATGCAGCAACACATCATCGCCCGCAGCCAGCGGCACGCTTATCATCGCCGCTCCGCCCGCGCCCACAGGAAAACACACAGGCACAGACACAATCTGCGGCGCAGGCAACGCCGAGCCGTCACGCATCGCACGCGGCAGCGCAGGGCGCACCACCGCCCGCGAGCCATCCCACGACACAATCTTGCCCGCCAGCGTCGTATGCACCGCCTCCAATTCCGTTTGCATCATCTCGCGCAAATCTGAAATATCCATTGCCATTTCCCTATAAAAAAAGCCGCCAAAGCGGGATTATTTTTTATTCGCCTGTTTCGCCGCAGGCGGCTCATTCAAATCAAACAACTCAAATTCGCTCACCCAATCGCCGCCATCAAACCCGCCCGAATGCTTCACACTCTCCACCCGAAAAAACCCATTCGCCTGCCGCGATTCCAGCTTCAACACATCGCTCGGGTTCACTTGCGGCAGCAGCAGCGACTTCACTTTCCAGCCATAGCGTTTTTTCTCCGCCGCCCCCTTTTCGCCCTTGCCCTTAGCCGCCTTACCCGTTGCTGCTTGGGCAAAGCGTTCAGGAAAGCCCACCAAGCCGCTATCCGCCGCCAGCACCACCGCGCGGCGTGGCGTAGTGCCATGCTTTTTAACCACCCGCAACACCTGATTTTGGATAGACCACGCCAACCCAGCCGCAGCCGTTGCCTTGCCCAGCGCAATCCGTGCCGCGCCATGATGCGAAAAACCGTGCTGCCAAACATGGTCGGGCAAATCCGCCGCCATTTCCAAAACCAGCCCCATTTGCCGCGCAATATCCCGAATCACCGCGTGCGCCGAAGCCCCCGCCGCATAGCCCAGCGAAACATAGCAATCGCGCAACTCCACCCAGCCATCCGCCAATTCCAGCGCCGTTACCACATTCTGCCCATCAAACGCCGTGATGCACTCAATCACCGCCCCTGCCGCCAGCACCACCGCGCCCGCGTTTTCGCCATATCCTGCATACAACACCGCAAACGCATCAGGCTTTTCCAATGCGCGGCGCGTATCAGGCTTCAAATTGTAAATTTTCACTTGGCACTTATTCGGGTCTTCCTTCGCTGTTTTCTCAACAGAAAACTCAATATGAAAAGGCGGCGCAATCTCCAAGCCTTTTTTGCCCGCCTCGCCCACCACCAAGCGATAAGTTCGGTCAAACAAAAACATCGCCTACTCCCGCGTAAACCATTTGCGCGCGCCCATCCACAAACGCCATGCGATCAGGCTCGCCATCGCAAAACAACACCCCCTGCGGCACGTCTAAATAGCGCAAACCTGCCAAAATATCTACATCCGCGCGGATGCGCAGCCCTTCAAGCTGCGGCACGCCATCGGCATTTTCCAAGCCCAACGCCCAATATGATGCCCAGCGCGAAAAACCACCCGCGTTAGCAAGATAATCCGCTTACAATTTTATTGCACAATATGAAACGCTGTTGCAAAACTCAAAAACCAAAAGGGACGCTTAACCGTCCCTTTTTTCTTGTCTGCTATCCTAGTAATTCATAATCACCAACTCCCCGCGTTTGCCCCTGCTTTGCTGTTCTCTGCCAACCAAATATGCCAGCTCCAATCTCTCTATTCTGAATTCGGCAAACAAGGCGCGGATGTCGGGGTGGTCGTTGATGCTGAGCATCATCTTGCCCTGCATGGTACGCATGGCTTGGGCGAGTTGTTCGTACTCGCTCCAATCAAAGCCTAAGCCGTAGTCGGCGATTTGCCAGTAGGGTGGGTCGGCATAGAAGAAGGTGTGCGCTCGGTCGTAGCGTTTCAGGCAGCTTTGCCATGTTTCGTTTTCTACGAATACGCCGCCGAGCCGCTCTTGCGCGGCTTGCAGCTTTTGGGCGACGGTGGTGGCATTCCATGCTTTGCCTGTTGTTTCCGTGCCGAAAGTTTGCCCTGTAACTTTTGCGCCGAAGGCGTTGTGTTGCAAATAAAAGAAGCGGGCGGCGCGTTGGATGTCGGTTAGGGTTGCGGGCGGCTGGGCTTGCAGCTGCACAAAGGTTTGGCGGCTGCTGAACAGCCATGCAAACTGGCGCACGAACTCGTCAAAATGGTGCTGCACTACGCGGTAGAGATTAACCAAGTCGCCGTTGATGTCGTTTAACACTTCGCAGCGGGCGGGGGTGTCGCGCAGGAAAAACAGGGCTGCGCCGCCTGCGAACAGCTCTACATAACAGCCATGCTCGGGAAATAGTGGCAGCAGGTGTTTGGCTAGACGGCGTTTGCCGCCCATCCACGGAATGATGGGCGTGGTTTTAGCGTCTGTCTGTCTATCTATCTGTAAAAATTGTTGCACCTTGTTTGTCCTTGTCAAACTGTTTTTCTGGTTTTTGTTGCATTTACTGCCTCTTGATTGAGTTACTTTTCCTGATGTCAGGATTTTTCTATTTTCGGCGCACGCCGCCTATGTTTCTTATCCAGCCTGCAAGGCAATGAGCAAGGCGATTTGGGCTAAACTTTTCAGGCTGCCCTAATTCTAATGCCTTGGCACACCACTCGCTGCAAAACCACCTTTGCCGTGCTTGCCGAATCGGCAGCACCAAGCCTAATGCACCGCAGTAATCGTATTTCGCGCCGCGCGTAGCTTGAAACAACGCCCACACCTTGTCATACGCATCCACATCACGAATGGGGATTAAATCCCATTTGTCATCGGGCAGCCGCATGGTTTTGCTACGCACGCCGCCGTCGCGCAGGCTGGCGGAATAGCAGTGGTAGTCGTCGGCAAAGCTGTGTTTGACGGCGATTTCGCAATGGCTGTACTGCCCATTCGTTGCCCATCGCACCGCCCAATCCATCAAGCGTTGCCACAGCTCGCGTGGGGTTTTGCCGCGTTTGCGCCCTTTATACAAAGCCAAATAAACCTGTGCCATGGTTTATCCTCCCATTTCAGGCAGCCTGAAAGCAATCTCAATCGCTGCCAAATCATCCAATGTTTTTGCTCGCTCAATCTGCACTTGCAACGCTTGCCGCTGCCCTGCCACGCCTGCTGCCAACGCTTCATACTGTTGCGTTTTGCGCAGCGCGGCGCGAATCAGCATAATGCGGTCAATATTGCGGTGGTGGGCGATGCTGTCCAAGATGGGGGTGGGTGCGTTGTCGTCGTCTGCCCATGCTCGCGCTTCCGCGCCTTGCATTGCCCATGTCTCTTGTTCAAACGCGGGGACAATATCCGTTTTGGCATGCTTATCCACAAAGGCTTGCGCGGCGTTCGCCAGCTCGGTCAGTTTTGCCGCTTGGGCAGCCTGAAACTGCGCTTGCTCGGTGGCTTTTTGCTTGGCGCGATTAAGCTGCCATGTTTGTTTTTCCGCGTTCCATTCGTGCAGCTCGGAAGGTGGCGCGATGGTGGTCAGATGCGCGGGCAGTTCGCCCACGGTTTCCACCGTTTCAGGCTGCCCATTGTCGGTGCGGTAGGCGGTTTTGCCGCGATGGTCGGGCAGGTATGCCCATGTTTTACTTTCAGGCTGCCATTTTGCCGCTAAATTGGGCTTCACTTCGGGCGGCTCGGTATCAATGCAACCAGCGGGGATTAGCCAGTTTTCAGGCTGCATGGGGTCGGCATCGGCTACGGTTTGGCAAACATAAAAGCCCTCTGCGTCTAGTTGGCACACGGGTTTGGTTTGGGGTAAATCGCTCATCGTTTCGTCCTTTTACATGATTAGATTTTGATGCACGCCAGTAGCGCGATATTGCGCGGGCGGTTCTCATTGGCGGTCGGCACCACGCGCGAAGCGTCAAAATCCAATTGCGCCTGAATGCCGAAGTTCTGCCAGTTGTTCTCCCACACGATGCCTCGCGTGGCTTTGTTGCTGATGCCGAGCACGCCGTTGGGTCGGATGTCGTCTTGGGTATAAGTCGCCGCATTGCCCGCAATGTTGCGGATGGCATCGCTCTGCCAAGTCCCCAGCCCGCGCCCGCTGTCTACCCCGCGCCCATCGTCCCAAAAGCGCGGAAACTCGCCGCGTAAATCGGGTAGGTTAAAGGTTGAATAACCATCGCCCGCACCAAAGCGTGTGCCAATCGCGGCAAACAAGTTGGCATACAGCGTGCGCGATACCGCCGCGCCGTTGGCTTTTAGCCAGCCTGCGGGGGCGTAATCCATCGCAAATAGCCCAATTTGCCCGCTGGGGCAAAAGCTGTTAGCCGTATAGCCAGTGAGTAGCGTGTTGAGTTGGGCAAGTGCATCGTTCAACGCCTTGCCCTGCGCGGCAGACAGCGCGGCATCGGTCGCTGTGCTGTTGAGCGTGTTAATCAGCTTCACCACCCCCGCTAGCGTGGCGGTGGCTTGGGCGAGTTCATGCGTATGCCCTATCGTGCCGTTGCCCGCCCAATTGGCGGTGCTGCCTGAAAGGGTGGACGGCGTAGCCAGCGTGATGCGGCGGTCGGCAGACAAGTCACCGCCGCCTGTCAGTCCTGCGCCTGCGCTGATGATGCGGTTGCGCAGGCTTTGTTGGGCGGCTTCCAATTCTTGTTTCAAATAGACGGTGCGGTTGGCAAGCTGGCGCGTGGGTTTGTTGTCTATGCCGTTTTCGCCGCCTAATACAGGGTCGGTGGTTTCCCATTGGTAGATGCCTTCTTCCCAATAGGCGGTTTCTTTCAGGTTTGCCATGATGTTTTCCTTGATGATTGGGGGGTATTTGCGTTTTCAGGCTGCCTATGCCGTGCCACGGTTAAACGCGCCATCACGCATCGCCTGCCCGTTGTGGCGCAGGCTGGCGGTTTGGTAGTCCAGCGCGGCGAGTATGCAGCGGGCGGGAGCAAAGGCAGCCAGCGTGCGGCGCAGCAGCGCGGCTTGGTCGTTGGTAATCGGCGCGTTCATAATGATGCGGTAGTGCGCCCAGCGGTCGCTGTGCCCGTGGCTGTACCGCCCGTCGCGCCTGATTTCGCCGTTGTGGGTTTTGTTGCCCATGCGCTCAATCAGCTCCACCTGCCCGAAGCCCAGCCGCCGCACGATTTCGCGGATTGCCCACGGTGTGCCTTTTTTGCGGTGCAGCTCATATGCGCCTTTAATCAAACGGCGGCGTGCGCTGTCGCTTTCAGCCAACCAGTAGCCGTCTTCGTTCAAGATGCTGCGGCTTTCTGCCAGCAAAATCAGATGCTCGGGGGCGAGCAAATCCACCAAGCGCGGCATCAGCTTGGGCGTGTCCAGCAGCGACAGCCGCAAGCCTAAATCGGCAAGGATTTTGTAGCGCTGGTCGCGCTCAATAATTTGGGCGTAGCTCAATTTCATGGCTAACCGTCCTGCTGCTCGGGCAGCACGCGCAGATTGAGTGCAGTGCAGCGCGCCCATTGGTTGGGCGCAACGATGGTATGGGCGGGCGAATGCAGGATGACGTTGTACACGCCCGCTACTTTCAGGCAGCCTGAAATATCCAGCGGCACAATGTCGCGCCCGAGCTTCTGCCGCCGCTCGGCTTCAAATGCTGCCCATGCGGCTTCGGCGGCGGCTTTGGTTTCGGCGGCGTTTGCGCCTGTAAACAGCACCAAATCGGCGTTTACGGTGTAGTCCACCACTTTGGGCGCGTAAACCAGCACCGTGTCGCACAACGGGCGTTTGGTTTCGCCCGACAATTCGCGCTGCACTTGGCTAATCAGCTCGGCGGTCGGCGCACCTGTTTTGGTTAAAACGGTTACCGCCACCGTGCCGCCAATCGGGTTGCCCGATGTATCCACCGCGTTCGCCACATGAACATCGCAAATCGCAGGCGACACCGCCCGCGCCCAGTATTGATACGCGCCCACGCTGCCTGCGACGCTGAAACTTTCAGGCGCAAGCAGCACCCGTTCGCGGTAGGCTTCGTCGCTTTCCACTTCCGCGCCGCCCGTGGGCACGCTGATGTTTGCTGCGCTGATTTGCGCCGCGCCCGCCAGCGGGGTTTGCAGCGCATTGATTTGCCCGACCGACCAGCCATTGCCGCGCTCGCCCATCGTTGTGCATTGCGCCAGCAGCGCGGTTTCAGGCTGCCCTGCGGTCAGCTGCCCCTGTTCAATGGTGGCAAACAGCACATCGCCCGCGCCAACCAGCGTGCCGACGGGGATATTGACCTCGCTGGTAAAATCGGCAGCGACAAAACGGATGGTGCAGCGCGCGGCGGATGCGGCAAGGCGCTGCGTGTTGACATCATCGCCGCACAAATCCAGCATCAGCCCCGTGGCAAAGCGTGGGTGTTGCTGGCGGAAGCTCTCGTTAACCTGCGCGCGCAGCAGGGTTTCGCGGTAGGCAAAAGTGTTAATTAGCAGCCGTTCAATATGGGCGGGCTGCAAGGTTTTGCCCGTGCGCTGCTCGTAATCGGCAATCATCTCGGCGAGCACCGTGTCGGGGCTGTCGTCCACAATCTTTACGGCTTCGCGGCTTAATTCGGTAACGCTCATGGGGTCAATCCTGCGGCTAATCCTGTGGTGTAAACGGGGCTGGGCGACAATGCGCCATTCAATCCAGCGGCGATGCGCCATTGCACCCGCATTTGAATGTGCGGTGCGCTGCCGCTAAACAACACGCGTTCCACCACCGCCCGCTTCTCCCAAGTTTGAATCGCCAGCACAATTTCGCGCACCGCGTTGGGGCGGAACACGTCTTCGGGGGTGTCCAAATAATCAAAATGGTTGGAGCCGAAATCGGGGCGCAGCACATCGCTGCCCTTGCGCGTGGACAAAATATGGCGGATGCACAAATCAATGTCGTCCGCGCCCTGCGTGATGCCCGCGTCGTTGGGGGCGAGTTGCCAATGTTGGGAACGTGGGGTGGGGGTAGTCATGCGGGGAATGATAGGGTTTCAGGCTGGCTGAAACTTTTAATGCGGATTAAAAAACGCCGCGCAAAGTGCCTGATGTCAGGAACTTGCGCGGCGTTGTTTGGAATGGAATGTATTGGTATCGGCTGTTTTGTGAATTGGAATAGATGGGGCGGTTTTTCTTTACCGCTCCTTCACCTTCGCCCCCGTAATCTCCCCACCCGCATCAATGCTGCCCGTAGTTTTCAGGCTGCCGTTAATCACCGCCGCAGCGCCCGCACCGCCGCTGCCTGTCATACCGCCTTGGTAGGTCAAACTGCCCTGCACCAGCAAATTGCCTGTGGTCGTGGTATTGGGCGCGTCAATGGTAACCTCGCCCGCCTGCACCAACACTTTGCCACTGGTTTTAACCAGCACATTGCCCGTGCTGCGGTCGTGCTCAATGCGCGTGCCGTTGCTGTACTGCAAAACGTGCAAATCAGCATTGCTGGCGGGCGCGGGGTCGGCGTCGTTGTAGATTGCGCCCAGCACTGCGCCGCTTTCGCCCTGCGCGTCCAGCAGGCACACCACTAATTCGCCCACATCGGGCAGGCTGTAAAACTGATTGCCACCCGCCGCCAGCGTGAGCATCGGCAGCCAGTCGGTTTGCAGGTTTTCCAGCGCGGGCAGGGTAACGCGCAGCGCGTGTTTACTGGCATCTACGGCGGCAACCGTGCCAAATTGCAAAGTGGCGGCAAAATTATGGGTGGGCTGGGGGCGCATCGTTTTCACTTTCTTCTGCAATGTATTCAACCATTTTGATTTCTAACTCTGTGATATAGCCGCGCGATTGGCTGTAATCGTGCCGCGCCTGTTTGACCAAATATCTGCCGCTGAATTTGCCGATGCGCTGCAATTCAATCACCTGTCCCGCCACCAACAGCGCATTGCCAAACAGCGTGATATTGCCCGCGCAGCGTTCCTCTTGCGCGTCTTGCAGCGCGGCATCGGCGCGGGCGTTGGTTTCGGCTTGGCTCTCGCCCTTGCTCTGCGTGATTTTGAGCGTGTCGGCGGATGTTTTGCGGCGAGCTTTGGGGCGCAGCGGTTTGGTTTTGCGCTCGGCACGGATGGCGCGTTTCTTTTTTGCGTCATAACCTGTAATCACAGCCTTGTCGGGCGCGCCTTTAATCAGGTCGCGGATGCGGATGGAGAGCAGGTTTTCAGGCTGCATCACCAGCACCGCTTCCTGCTGCGAGAGCGCATCGTTGCGGGTAAACACCAGTTTTTTGTCCACAATCTTAAACGTATGCCCATACTGCCGCGCCAAGCGGGTGAGAAATTCCACGTCGCGCTCTTGGTATTGCGTGATGCGCTGGATTTTGATGGGCTTGATGCTGCCTGAAACGGTGAGCTTCAGCCGCGCGGCGATGATTTTGACAATATCCGAGAGCATCATGTTTTCGTAGGCTTTGGGCTGCAAGGTGCGGTTGGCGTGGCTGATGCCTGTGGACAAGGCTTTGAGCGATACCACATCGCCGCCCTGCATATTGCGCTGCCACTCAATCTCCGCCAGCTCAAAGCTGCCCCAGTTGATTAAGCCTGTAAACTGGTCACCGCAGCCGATGCTTAATTTGTCGCCCTGCTCGGGGAACCATGTGCGCAGCCAGCGTCCATCCACATCTTCAAAATGCAGCTGCAGCTCATCGGACTGCTCGCCCAAATAATCAGTGTAGCTAAACGACAGCAAATACGGCTCTACGCTGGCGGTGATGTCTTTTTGCTCGTAGGTCAGCACAAAATTGGGGCGGGTAACAGGGTGCGATGTGGGCGGCGGCGCGGGCAAAGGTTTTTTCAGGCTGCCTGAAAGATGGTCTAATAGACTGTCTAACATGGTGTGCGCTCCAATCTGTTAATTTTCAAACCACGGCGGCAGCAAATCCTGCCGCTGCGTTTCGCTCTGTCGCACCACAGGCACAAACACGGTTAGCCCGCTGGCAAACTGCTCGGCAAGCGGCAGATGCGGGTTGGCGGTAATCAGGCGGTTAATCGCCAGCGCGTTGCCGTAATGCTTGTGGGCGATGGTGTCCCAGCGGTCGCCGTCCTGCGTGGTGTAAACCAAAATGCCGTTGATGCTCATGCGCCATCTCTCCTTGCCGCCACAAATGCGGTCAGCGTTTGCACCGCCGCCGCGCCGTTGCCCAAACTTTCCGCCGCCGCATCCAGCGCGGCAACGCCTGCGCCAAACCAGCCGCCCACGCTGCCGCTCTCTATCCCCGCGCGAAATTCGCCCACCGCGCTGCCCATCTGCTGCGCCGCCTGCGCCGCTTGGGCGGCAAACTGCGCCGCGCCCGCCAAATCGCCAAAGCTCTGCACGATTTCAGGCAGCCCGTTTAAATGGTCAAGCGCGCCGCCCGCCACGCCCAGCACATCGCCCACCAAATTCAGCACGCCTGCGGGGTCGTTTTTAATCTCCCGCGCCGTCTGAATCAGGTTTTGCATCGCGCCGATGTCGTTTTCCACCGCGTGGTAGATTTTGACCGCCGTGCCGATTTTTTCTGCTATTGGGTTGAGCGCGGTTTGCACGCTTTCAGGCAGCATCGCCAGCAGCGGGTTTTGCTCGCCCTGCACCACCGCAGGCGCAGGCAGCGGGTTGTTTGGATCGCCAACAAATTCTTTCAGTTCTACATCTATTTCCCGCGCGGCGGTGCGCCCGTTTTTATCCATTTGCAAGGTGCGTGCCGATAGCCGCTCAATCACAAACCAACCGACAAACCGCCCCGAGCCATACACCAAACTCACCGCCTGCTGAGCCTCTTTGGCGGCAATTAGCCCGTGATACGCCGCATCCACATCGCCCAGCTTCCAATGCAGTTTTAGGCTAAACTGCAGCTCGGTCAGCGCGTTGCCCATCGCCTGCAAGCGCGCCCGCCCCGCCAACACATCATGCTGGGCGAATTGCGCCGCGTGGGTTTCCTCCAAGCTGGCAAAGCTGCCCAGCAGCTCAAACGTTACATCACCCAGTTGTGCAAACATCAATACGCTCTCCGCTCGCGCTCCGCCATCATGCGGCGGAACAATTGTTCAAACTCGCGCAGCCCCATTTGCAACGCCGTTTCAATTTCCTGCCGATTGCCGCTGGGGGCGTTAATCGTCGGGGCAAAATGCACCACCACGCTGCCGCTGTTTGCGCCCTGCTGCTGCGCCTGCTGCTCACTGCGCGCTTGGCGCAAGCCGTCCGCGCCTGCCGACAAACGTGCCGACAAATCGCTGCGAAAGCCGCCCATGCGCTCGGCAAAACGGTTTTTCAGGCTGCCCGCCAACTGCGCCACACGGCTCACAGGCAGCGGCGCGCCTTGGTTTACGCCAATCGCCAATCCCTGCGTGATATAGCCGCCGAACGCACGGAACACACGGCTGGGGGAATGGATGTCCATCACGCTGGCAAAGGCGTTTTTAGCCCGCTGCGCCAAGTTCTGAATCGCCGCCATCACGCGCCCTGCGGCAGCCTGAATGCCGTTGACCAAGCCGTCAATCAGCATACCGCCGAAGCCTGTAAACTGCGCGGGCAGGGTAACGCCAAACCAGCTCATCACAGCGGCAAACGCCTGATAAAACACGCCCAGCGGCGACCAGTTGGCAATCAATGCCAAGATGCCCGACAAGCCGCCGTTAAACGCGCTTTGCACGTTTGCCCACGCGTTGGCAAAAAAGCCTGTAATCGCATTTGCCACCGTACCCACTACATTGCACAAATCCTGCCACAGCAATTTCGCCCCACCGACCACGCCGTCCCAGCGCGTGTAGAGTAGATAAGCGGCGATTGCCATCAATGTAAGCGCAATACCAATTGGGGTCATCAATAAAAAACGCCCTAGTGCCATAAAAGCATTGGCGATTGCGGGCAAAAAACCAATTACAACGCGCCCAACCTGCATAAACACGCCCCATGCCCGTGTGATTAAATTCAGTGAACCCAAAATCAGCTTACCGCCCAAGCTAGCAAAACCCCGTATTAAAATCGGCACATAGCCCGTCAGCGCCGTAAAGCCGCGCAGCACCCAGCCCAAGCCCGAGCCGAGCAGGCGCAGGCTGCCTGAAAAAAACCGAGCAACCCCAGCTGCGCTACGCGCTGAAAACCCCACCAATCGCAAAGCCGTAACCAAAGCGCGCGAGCCGCCCAGCATAATCAACTGCGCCATGCGCCACACCGCAGCTACTTTGTTCACGCCCACCACCATAGCGCGAAGCGGCATCAAAGCCATGCTGATGCCATAAGACAATGCCAACGCCCCCATTTTGGCGGCAAAAAACCCACCTAATACACCCAATACGCTTTTAATCAAGCCTTTATTTTGAGCCAGCCAAGGCTGCAAAGTATTTTCCAAAAAGCGGTTGGCAACGGCAGCAAAGGCTTTAATATCATCGGCAAATATGCTGCCAAACGTGGCGGCAGTTGCTTCTGCCACGCCGCCCAAACTTTCCAATGCCGCACTCAATGTGGCAGTTTTCAGCTTGATACGTGCCTGCATATCCGCCTGCTGCTGCATCAATTCTATATTTGCTTGTATGCCCGCTCGCCCTTTAAGTGCAATTGCCATAGCGGCACGGCTGGCTTGCGTACCAAAAAACTCATCTGCCACAATGCTGGCTTTTTCCTCGCCCAGCTTTTCTTTGATGATATTGAGCTTTTCTATTTCGCCTATCATCGCATCCAAGCCTTTGAACTTGCCATTTTTATCAAAAAACTCAAACGATACGCCCGCTTCTTTCATATACATTTTGGCTTCTTTTTTCATGCCCTTTTTGGCTTGCTCTATGGCTTTCGGTCCTTGCGCCAGTTGGGTGAGCATCATGGAAAAATTCGTACCAAACTGGCTGCCCTCCAAACCAATCTGCGCCCCTGCACCTTCAATCGCCAACAGTTTTTTATAGTTTTCCAAGCCTGTTAAATTCAAAATTCGCGCATTTGCCGAGCTGTATTTCATGCTTTCAAACATATCTTCCTTTTTTAAACCAAAAGCAAAATATGCGCGTTGGGTCAAATCTGCCGCCTGACTGAACTCGCTTTCTTTCAAGCCGCGTGCTTCAATCATCTTGGCAAAAAATTCACCGCCGCCTTGCTGATCCATATTCATCAACACATTTAGCTCTGCCGATGTTCGCAAACCGCCGTTTGCCAGCATTTGGTCGGAGATGCCTTGCGATTTCAATGCCTTTGCCAAGTTGTAAAACTCTGTTGTCGTACCGGGCAACTGCGCCCCCAGTTCAGCAGCACCTTTACGAACTTCCTCAAATAAGCCAAAGCCCCCATCTTTGTTCATCATGGTAATTTTTAGCTCGGTTTCCGCATCTTCCTGTCTCGTAAATGTGCGAACTGCCGCTGCAACAGGTGCACCCAGCACCATAGCATGACCTGCGGTTTCGCCCATTTGACTGCGTAACTCGCGGCGGTGCAACCGCGCTGCATCTTGCCGCGCAATCGCATTATTTAACCGCTCCTGCGCCCGAGTAGCGTTATTGATTGCCGTACCCATGTGAACATACAAGCGGTTAAGTTGCCCCAAGTTCCGCGCAGGGTGGGCAACCGCACGCGCCATTGCTGCGCCCAATCGTTCTTGTCGGCGGCGCACATTGTCAATTTCTCTACCCAAGCCACGCGAAGCATCACGCGCGCGCCCAAATACCGCCGTAAAACCAGAACGCAAAACCGCACCAATCGCGACCGATATAGCTAACTCGTTTGACATAAAAATACTCTTGTTTTATAGTTGTTTAACTTAATTTTTAGGCAGCCTGAAAGGACAAAACCATGCAAGCACAGCCACATTCCCTATTAGAACAAGCCACCCACATCGCCTACGCGCTGTTTGCCATGTCGCTTGCATTGGTTTTTGGCTATGTTGCATGGGGTTTAGCAGATTTCAGTAGCGTGGGCAGCGCATGGCTATCCGCGTTTTCCATTATTTTCTTTGGCACGCTGATAGGCTGCGGCGCATCGGTGGTGCTTGCACCCGCCAGTTTTGCTGTAGGCTTGGCAATCGCTTGGCTATGGCGCAAATACGCTTAATCGCCCCTGCGGTAGTTCGCTTTTATTTGCCGATTGGCTTCATCTAGCCAGTCGGCAAATTCGTTGATGGGCAAGTCATAAATTTCCTGCACGCTCCACCCAAACCACCACGCCATATCGGCGCAGGCACGCAACAATTCCTGATTGACTTCTGCGCTGCTTTTATGCTGCTTCGCCTTGCTGTGTGGTGCGAAACCAGTCTTGAATCGCCTTGTAGTCGGTCATATCCAATTCATCTAAATCTTCGGGAACTAGTCCTGATAAGCGGCTAAACATAGCGAGTTCTTGCTCGGCATCGCTGTTTAAATGTGCCACGGCGCGCAGATCGCCCACACGCGGGCGGCGAACGGTAACTTTTTCCAGCATCTGCCCTGTTGCCAAGCGTACGGGGTAGGCAAGTTCAATTGTGGTTTCGCCGTTGAGGGCTTGGGTCAATTGTTTTGCTGTGGTTGCCATGATATTTCCTTGTCTCAAAGGGGTTAAAAACAGGGCAGATTATGGGTTTAGGCAGCCTGAAACGCTTTTAACGCGCATTAAAAAAACCAATCTCTCCCGATGTCAGGAAAGATTGGTTTTGTTGTTTCAGGCTGCCTTAACGCTACGCGCCAATATTCTTGCGGAACTGGCTCAACGCGTCCACGCCGCCGACGCGGTAAACATTGGTAAACGCGTTGTAATACAAGGTCTCGCGCCCCGCAATCACCACGCGGATTTCGTGCGCCTGAAAGGTGGTCGGGTGTTCGGATTTTTCCTTGGGTTTAAATGTGCCGACCGCGTTTTTGCTGAACATCACGGTGGCGGTTACCACCACAGGCACTTCTTCCTTCAAACCTTGCGCGTTAAAGGTTTGCAGATTACCGCGCACCATCAGCGTGGCGGCTTTAAACGGGTGGTAGGCTTTCTCGGCAACGGCAGGATAAATACTGTTCCAAGTAATCTCGCCCTCCAAGGCTTCCACGCCGCTGGGCAGCTTAATCGTGCCGACCATGCCCAAGCCTTTGTGTTCATCTTGGCTGATTTCAATTTCAGGCATTTTAAACTCGGCGGCTTGCCCCATTAGGTTTGTGCCGTTGAGATAGACATTAGCGTTGTAAATGGCGTTGATTTCACTCATGTTGATTTCCTTTTACTTTTGGTTAAGCGGGGGTTTCAGGCAGCCTAAAAAACGGGTGGCTAATTAGTAGAAACCAAGTTCGCCAAATATTTGCGTGTCATCACGCTGGTATTGGTGGCGCGCTCCATCGGCAGCTTGGGCGTGTATTCATACACAATCGGCACTTGCCCCTTACTAAACGCATCCACAAGGTCGTAGTCGTAATCCAAATTCACGGTAAAGCCGACAATGGATTGCAGTGTGCCAAAATAGGTGCGATAGCCCGCCAATAGCGTATCCAGCAGGGCTTCGTCTATCGGCAAGTCCATGTATTGCAGGTCAAAGCGGCGCAGGCTCTCGTCAATCACATCGCCTGTGCGCTGCGCGGTTTCAAAGTTTTTGATGTGCGACACGGTCGGGAAGCACGCCAAGCGGTTGCCCCACAGGCGGTAGCCCGTGCCGTAGCTATTAAACACGGTGGTGATGCCTTTTTCGTTTAGGCGGTTGGTTTCCGATTGCGGGTCGTCCACGCGGGCGGTTAAGCCGATTTCCAAGCCTGTTACGCCCGAAAGCTCGCGGTTGGAAATGCTGAACCAGTAGCCGTGCTCCACATCGGTTTTCATGCGCAGCCCCGCGGCGTGGGTGGCAAGGCTCTCCACGCCCAGCAGCCCGACAACGTGCGGAAAGAACAACTGCACGCGGTCGCTGGATGTATTGAAGTTGATGCTGCCCAAGTTGCCGCGCCCTGTAATTGCTTGGCTCAATGTGGTGCCGCGCGGCGCGTCCACATAAGCAATGGCGTTCAGGTTGTCCGCCAGCGTAATCAGCGCGGCGGCGCAGGTGGCGGTGCGGTCAAACTCGGGCGCGATGATGATTTTGGCATCCGCGCCAAAGCGGTTAAATCCTTCTTTGACCAGCTCCATGCCCGTGCGTTTGCCCGTTGCCGCCACATAGCCGCCGATGATGTCGGCTTCGGTTACTTTGGCAGGGTCGGTGTAGCTGTAATCGGCGGTGGGCGTGGTGGGCAGGGTTTTGAATTGGATTTCGCCAGTAATCAAATCGTTTACCACATAATCGCGCCCTTCCACCAACGCGCCGCCGTTGCCGTTGAGCGTGTAGCTGCCTGCTTGGATTGCGCCGTGCGCGGTGCGGGCGATGAGCGTGTCGGGGTCTATGGTTAAGGCTTCGCCTGAAACGCTGGATTTATGTTTGTCGGGGTCGCACACGTTCACTACATACGCCGCGCCCGATTGGTAGCGCGTCCAAATGTTGGCGGCATCGGGGATGGTAAAGCCCTTGCCTGTTGCAGTGCCGAATTTGGCAAAGTCTTTGGCGGTTTGGCATAGGGTTAATTCATTGACTGCACCTGCGGGGGCAGTGCCGATGATGGCGGTAATTGCGCCGTCAACGGTGTAAACGGGGGACGAGCCGCCGTCAATGCGTATGGTTTCTGAACCGTGGTGGAATGCTGCTGCCATGTGGTGTCTCCTATGGCTGTTTGGGTTTTAACTGGGGGTCAAGCGGCGCGCCGCGATGGCGGTGCAGTGTGCGCACAAGGGTGGTCAGGTTTTCAGGCTGCCGCAGCTCTACCTGCTGGGTTTCGGTTTGCACCGTGAGCGCGTATTGCCATGCGCCCGCCGTCTCGCTTAAAAACTGCTCGCGGATTAAATGGCAGGGCAGGCAGTTGGGCGGGGCAAAGCCGACAACGGCAAGGCGCACCGCATCCAAAATCGCCAACGCGCCGCTCTCGCCGTGCAGGCTCGCGCCAATCACGGTTAATTGCAGCGTGATGTCGCGCTGCTGGGCGATATGCCCCAAGCCTTCAATCCGCGTGAACTGGCTGCTCTGATACGCCACCAGCACCGCGCCTGTGGGGTGGATAAACTGGTAATCGGCGGGGCGTTCGGGGAACTCGTCCACCTGCACCCACGGAATCGCCTGCTGCACATGGTCGCGCAGCGCGTCAATAATCGGCTGGGTGGCAGACATCAGTAGCCGCTCCAATCGTGCTTTGCCGCCGCGCGGACGTGATACGCGCCGCGCTCGGGCTGGCGGGGTTTGTCGGCGGTATCGATGCCGATGTGGATTTTGCCGTCGCGGATTTGTTCCAGCGTTTTGAGCGTGGCTTGGTATGCCGTTTCCAAAGTTTTCGGGAAATCGGCGCGGTTAATCCGCCGCGCGTGCAAAAAATGACGTGCGATGTTGATGCACAAGGGCGGCAGAATGGTCGGCACACTCGCCAGCGGCAGCGGATAACGCCCGCTCAAATAGCCGTCTGCCAAATCGCAGGCGTAAGCAATGGCGGTTTGCACCACATCATCGTTCGGTTCGGTGGCGCGCGGGTCGTCATTGGTCAGCTGCGTCAGCTCGGCTTTGCTCATGGCGCGGGCTAAATCATCGGCGTTGATATACATGGCGGCTTACTCGGCTTTGTCGCCCTTGCCGCGCTTGGCTTTTTCAGGCTGCGGCGCAGGGTCGCTGTCTGCATTTGCCGCCGCTTCGTTTTCAGGCTGCGGTTCGGGTGTGATTTCGTTTTCAGGCTGCCCGTCTGCTGCCGTTTTGCTTTCAGGCTGCGTTTCAGGCTGCATCAGCTCGGGCGCGCCGACAGGCGTAACGTGCGCGGCAACCTGCTCATACTGCGCGTCGCTCAACTCTGCCACTTCGCCGCGCTCTACGCGGTAATCCGTGCCGTCATCGGCGGTTAAAATCAGCGGGGTGTTGGCAAGGTAAAATTGGCTCATGGCTTACCCTTTCAGCAGCACAGCGATGATTTCGCCCGCCGCAGCGGCAGCGGTTACGGCATAGCCTGCGGCTTGGGTCTCGCTCGCCACCGCGCAGCCGTTGGCATCGGCAGCCACTTTTGCGCCTGCGGCAACCGCGCCGCCTGCTTCCACCAGCGCAATGCCGATGCACTCCACCGCCATTGTGTCGCCCGCTTCGGCATCGCGCGGAGATACGCCCAGCACAGGCGCGGCGGCTTTGGCTTGCTTGCCATCAAAGCCGATAAAGCGGTTCGCCACAATCGGCGCAGCGGCTTGGGCGGTGGTTACCAGCACGACTTTTTTAGTTGGAGTCATCGGAAGCCTCACTTTCTGCAAATAGGGTTTTCAGGTGGAAGCCTTGCAGCTCCCATAATTTGGCAAACGCGTCTTTGTAGGCGGTATCACGCCCAATGGCTTCATCAAAATCGGCGGGGTTCAGGCAGCCTGAAACACCAATCACCACAAAGCCATTATTCAAAATCAACGCGCACACGGTGGCGGTTGCGCCAAAGCGTTGATACTCCGCGCGTTCAATCAAAGCGGCTAATTGATAGCCTTCTAGCTTTTTCATACTTACTCCTTTTCAGGCTGCCTCATCGTTTCAGGCAGCCTGAAAATCAATTAAACAGCCTTATCAAACAAGAACCCACACGCGCCGCCCACGGCAGCCACCTTGCGGATGTCGGTATAGCGGGCGTATTCCGTTTTGCCGCCGTTTTGCTCAAAGCGGTCAACCACGGGCATACCCTTGCGGCGGAAGGTGTAGCCAAAGGCAGGCTCGCCTTCGTCGTTGCCCGAGCTGTGCACGGTCGGGCGCACAATCAGCGCGGCAAATTTGCCCCACACGTCATGGGTTTGCTTATTTGGCGCAGGCGCAGAAACGGCGTTGCCGATAACGACTTCATCCACTTCAAACAAGATTTTCAGCAAATCCAGCGTAATCAGTTTGCGCTCACCGCTGCCCAGCATCGCTTGCAACGCAGGGTGGTACGACAACGCGTGTGCCACGCTTGCGCCCAGCACCAGCACATTCGGCTTCACGCCACACGCCGCGCGGACGGTTTCTTTCGCATCCGCCACATCTTTCACGGGGTTGGCGTTGGCATCGCTCCATTGGGTTGCGGCGGACAAATCCTTGTAATGCCCGCTTTCATAAGATTGCTTGGCTTGCAGCAACGCCGCCGCTTCCAATTCCTGCCGCAGCTGCACGCCCATCACCGCGCGGCGCGTGGCTTTGGTTTGCTCATCAAACAGGCTTTCGGCGCGCTCACGGTAGTCCACGCCCACCATCAAATCGTGCTCTTCCAGCACAATCGGCAAATAATGCGGCGTATCCAGCGTAATCACATTGCTGGCTGCGCCCACCGCGCGTTCGGTTTCGTATTCCACAAACGAGCCTTTGCCAAACTTAGGCACTTTCACGCCTTCTTTATCGGTAAACACCACAGGGAACAGCTTTTCGCCGATAAACTCGGCTTGCTTGTAGCCCAGCGCAAGGTTGGTTAAAACGGGGTCAATCTGCCCGCGCAGATTGCGTAAATGGGAAGTGCTCATCAGGTTTCCTTTATGCAGGGGTTATTGGACGGTGCGGCGTGCCGCTTCTTCGTAAGAGATGTTTTCGCGTTTCGCCAAAGCTAGGGCGCGTTCGTGGTGCGATTGCGCGGCAGGGTCGGCGTATTCGCCAAAGTCGCTGCTGCCTGCGGGAGACGGGTTGGCTTTATCGGTGGTGGCAATTTCGCCCGCTGCCAAAATCGGCTTACCGCCGCGCAAAAAATCTTTCAGCGCGTCCGATAGCTTTTTGCCTTCGCCAAAATCGGCGGGCGCAGCTTCGGGGTAATCAGCAAAATCCAGCACGGCAACGATTAACTCTTTGTCGGCAGGTTTCAGGCTGCCTGCTTTAATCAAGCCTTCGGCAAAATCGGCGTTTTGCTTATGTGCCGCATCGCGCAGAGATTTTTCCTGCTCGGCTTGCAACTTCGCCAATTCTTCGCGGGCTTGCTTGGCTTCGGCTTCGGCTTGCTCACGCGCTTTGCGCTCGGTTTCTAACTGTTGTTCGGGGGTCATGGGGTCGTCCTTATCACGGGGTTCAGAAAAATTATTCGGCACAGCTTCGGGTTCAGGCTCGGGCGGTGGCGCAACAGCTTCAATTTGCCAGTCGGGCAGCACGCGGTCGGCGGTTTCTAAGCCGTCTTTGCCAATCAGCCACTCACGCAGATTGCGCAGCATTCGGCTCAACAACCAATCGCTTTCGCCAAACGACACCACGCCGTCTTCATCATCGGCAAAATCAATCGCCGCCAGCCCTTTCACAGCGGGCGGGTGTGCGCCCAAAAAGCCGACATGGCGCAGATACCAGTTTTCAGGCTGCGGGTTGCTCGGGTGGTTGGGCGGATAGAAGCTGGCGGAGACTTTTTTGTAGCGTCCTTTTTTAACCAGCTCGGCAAAGTCATCATCTACCTGCGCGAAATCGGCAAACAAGGTGCCGTTTTCGGCTTTCAGGCTGCCTACCCAGCCATAGGCGGGGGCGTTGGTGCTGGGATGCCCGACCACAATTGGGGCTTCGTGCTTGCTTGGGGAATAGTGGCTGGCAATCGCGGCAACCTGCTCGGGGGTAATCGTAATCGTGCGCCCGTTGTTGTCCGTGCGAGTGCCAGCGCGAAAGATTTCATGGCGCATGGCGGTGTCTCGTGGGTTTGGTTGCGGCGGATTATGCGGATAGGCAGCCTGAAAAACTTTTAACGCGCATTAAAAAAGCAGCCTGAAAACGGCTGCGGGCAGAAATCGCGCTCTGTTGCGTTTTAAGCGCGTTTAAGGCGCGGAATAGGCAAACGTTCGTTTGAGTGGCGCATCGCGCTGCTGGGGTGGTCTGTTTTGGTCTAATCGCTATTTTTGCTTTAACGGCGGATTGCGGAGCGAAAAAAATCGGCGCGTGGGGAAAACGCGCCGTGTGGGTTTGGGGAAACGGGGGAATGCTTACTCATCAAAAATGCTCCTTTGCCGAGCCTGCGCATCGGCAGCGCGGGCGCGTTTGATGATTTGATAAATCTGTTGGGTGGCAAGGTTGTACTTTTTCGCCAGCTGCTGGTGGTTTCTGCCGTCAAACTCTGCCCAAATCTGTTTGTCGCGCTCGTCCAGCTCGCCGCCTGTGTTTTTGGGGAAATAGATAATCTGCCCGCGCCAGTTGTCGGTGATGTGGCGCGAGAGCTGCTTGCTGATTTGGATGGCGGTTGGGCGGCTGATTTGCGGAACGTGCGCCAGCAGGCAGGCGCAGGCTTGGTCTTCCAAATCGGCAATCAGCTCGGGGATACGGCTGTCTGCCATGTTGTGTCCTTTCGTTTTTGCAACATTGTTTCAAAAATGTTTTGATAAACAATATTTTATCAAGTTTTAGGCTGCCTGAAAATGCCCCGCGCGGCGGGGGCGGATTGGGCAGGCGCAAAAAAGGCGGGGTTTAAACCCGCCGTAATCTGCCATATCAATTTCTGCTTAACCAATTTTTCAGCCGCTCAATCAAGCGCGATTGGATATTGCCGTTTTCGCGCCATGTTTCGCCGCCGTGCTTGGCGCAAAAGCTGTGCAAAGCATGGTCGGTGTTGTGGCGCACTTTGCCCTCGGCGTATAGCTTTTTCCACAAATCGCGCAGCTTGTCATATTGCGTGGCAAAGCCCTGCCATTCCTCGGCGCGGCTGGGCGATTGGCTCACTTCAAAGCCCCGCGCTTTCATGTGGCGCAGCACCAATTCCAGCTGCGCCACGTTTAACCCTTTGCTGCTGGTGGCTTTGCCTTGCGACACAATAGCCAGCATGGTGCGGTACTCGCCCTCGCTCATGCCCACTTGTTGCTTGGCAATGTGGATTAGGCGGATTAGGTTGGCTTTTTTGTTCAATAATCGGCTCATAGCTCACTCCTAAAAAGGCAGCCTGAAAGCGGTGGTGCGTTTCAGGCTGCCTGCGGTTTATTTGACTGCGTCTTTCAACGCCTTGCCCGCGCTGAATTTGGGCGCTCGGCTTGCGGGTATCGCTATCGCTTCGCCTGTTTGCGGGTTGCGCCCCTTGCGTTCGGCGCGGTCGCTGACCTTAAACGTGCCAAAGCCGATGATGGCTACTTCGCTGCCTTGCGAGAGCGCATCAATCACGCTGGCGCAAAACGCATCCAGCGCATCGCCCGCTTTGGCTTGCGACAGCCCTGCGCGGTCGGCAATTTGTTTAATCAGTTCGGATTTATTCATGGTGTTACTCCTGTTTTCAAAGATTTAAAGGGGCGGATTTGCCGCTCCGCTGGGGCGGGGTTTTGTGGGACGATTGGATTTCAGGCTGCCTTAAAGCCAAGCTCGCCGCCCACCTGAACATATTTGCCCTGCTCGTTGCGCCTATGGATGCGGATGTATTCGCGCGTGGTTTGGGTGTGCAGGCTGTCGTCTATAGCTTTCATGGCGCGCTGCCATTTCTCGTCGTCAATTTTGTAGCTGCGCAGCGCCAGCACTTTGGCGGTGCTGATATTGCCTTCTTTGTTCACGTCAAACGCCTGCTGCACAATGGTTTTCAACTCTTGGCGGCTGTCTTGCGTCCACTCGGCTAGGCACTCGTCTATCAGGGCTTTGGCGGCGACCAAGCGCTCGTCAAAGGTTAAAACATCTGCCATCGCCACGGTTACGCGCAGGCTGCCGTCAAAGCTGTGCAGGGTTACGTTGCCTTTTTTGCTGGGTTTTACGCCGTATTTTTCAGCCGCCAGCTCCACAAAGGCGCGCACATCTTCAATGCCGCCGCGCCGCGCCTGCTCCAAATCGTGCATGGCGGTTTCTACGGCAAAAAATATCTCCTGCACCAGCTCGTCGCGCGCTAAATCAATCGGCTTGATATTGGCAATGGGGACTAAATTGCCACGCGCGTCTTGGCGGTATTGGGTTAAATCTAAGTCTTGCATAGGATTCTCCTAAAATCGTTTACTTCGGGTTAATCGGTTCAACATCTGCGCCACCTGCGCCTTGGCGAGTTCGCGCTCGGCTGCGCTCGGCGGGCTGCGCTTGTTTTCTATTAGGGCGGATACGGGCGGCTCGGTACGCGGCGGAATTTGCTTAATCAGCTGCGCGGGCTGCGCCCATTTTTCCGCTTGACTGATGAGCCTGCGAAAAGCTGCGGGCAAGCGTGCGCCATCGGTTTCAGGCTGCCAAGCCCATGTAATCGGCGTTAAGGCTTCTTCCCACACCGCCGCCAATGCGCTAATCGTGTCAGCAGGCGGCGAGCCTTGCAGCCGTAAAACCAGCAATTTCTGCAAGCCGTCTATCATTTGGTTGTATGCCCAGTCGGGCATTTTGGGCGGGGCAGTCATCGGCGCATTCCTTGCAAGGTCATGGCGGCGTTGAGCGTTTGGCTGCTTGGATTTTCAGGCTGCCTTGGCTCGGATGCGGCGGGCAGCGTTTGTAAGCCTTGCCCCTGCCAACCGCTAATCACTTCGTATAGATAGCCGTGCGATTTGAGCGGCAGTTTCAGGCTGCCTGCATTGCGCCGCGAAAGCAGCTCGCGAAAGCCGTAAAGCCACGCTTCGGGCGGGGCGAGATATTCCAGAGCGTTGCGGCAAATCGCGCCGCGCTCCATATCTGGCAGCAGCTCGCCCAGCAGTTTTGCCATACGCTCAAAGGTCAGCGCGGTTTTGGCGGGGCGAAACAGCGCGATGTATTGCACCGCCAGCCGTCCGATTTCGCCGCCTGTCTGCGCTGCCGCCCACACCGCTTGGCGTGCGCCTTCATGGGCAATCAGCGCGTCTAGGCTGTTTTCCGCGCCGCCGCAGGGGCGGCGGGGGTTCGAGGCCGGGCC